CCGGATTGCTCACCAGCAAACCTAAACGTCTGAAGTGCAGTTGTTGAAATCTGCAACTTAGTCGCCATCTTCCCGATGGTATCAGCTGCCTTCAATTGCTGATTTGCAAAATTGATAAAAGCACGCGCTCCCATAACACCGGCTAACGCACCAAATGCAACCTTGAGTTTTCCAACTCCTTTCTGCATTTTTGCGACGTTACCGTTTACGGACTTAAACGCTTGTTGCGTCTTATCG